ATTTACAAAGTTACCTACATCAAATCTTGTATTAAAATTACCTTGTGTATCATAATCTCTAGCCTTATCTACATCAACATATGTTGTAGATATAGTATTAATTTCATAACCTTTTACGTATGCTTTTCCTGGAGAAAATCCTACTGCAAGTTTAGTAGCGTCACCACCTTGTCCACCTGTATAAATTCCTCTATTTGTTCCAGATATTAAATGTTCTCTAACATCTATATCAAATGGTCTAACAACATAATCACCAGACTCGTCAAATGTTCTACGAGCCAATGTGTCTTCTAATACAGCATAATCAGTTGTTCTAACTTGATTTTGTAAAACACCACTAGATAGTCTTAATAATTCATAAAAATTACTATCTTCAGTACTGTTTAATGCTTTTTTAGCAAGTGTTAATAATATTTTAAATCTATGAGCACCAGGAGCATTTGTGTTTGAAACCCCTTGAGCATTATCGTTAAGAGTAGTGTCATCACCTGGAGTAACAAAAGATTCTGTTACTGTTAAACCTACTCTATAACTTGGTGTTGATGAATATTTGTCAAGTATTAATGTTTGTGCAGATACTTGAACGTGATAACCATTAATGTAATAGATACCTTGTTTAATTTGTGCAGCTGAACCTGTTGCAGTTGAAGCAACAACTACTGTTGGATTGCCAGAACCATCAGATGTTAATGTTTCACCATTAGTAAAAGATATTGTAGAACCGTCTGAAGCGGTGTTCATATATTTTACAAATAATGTATCTGGATCAGTACCATCAGTTACAACAGCATTTACAACTTTTGCAGTAACACCTGAAGTACCACCTGTTAGTGTAGTGTCAACATAATCGGTTAAAGTTGAAGCAGATTTAGATGTTAATTTAACAGCATAATAATTTAAATCATATCCAATTTCACCTGGAATAATCATTGCACCTTTATCAAAAAGGTGATCAGATAAACTTTCTATTTGATTCTGTATTTGAGTTTGTGATTGAGTTAATTCTCTAGCCTGTACAGCAAACGCAGGTCTAAAAAGAATCCGATGAAACTTTTTCGACTCTGTAAAATCGTCATAGTAAGGACTGACATTAAAATCAGTTGGACTTGGCATTTTTCTCCTCTATTCTTTAAAACTCAATTATTAATTTTATATTTTCTGTCTGGTCAGTTGCTCTTGCGATCTTTGTTCTATTTTCAACATATAAGATTTCACCAGAGTCGTGTGCTAATTCTGGTTGTGCATATCCTGAAGTAAAGGCAACATTGTTTACAGTTTGAGTTGAAGCGTCAGGAGTACCTGTCGCAGTTGAACTTTGTCCTGTAATTACATTCGCACCTGATAAGGCAGTAACGTTTCCATTAGTATCAGCACCAGCGTCATTATGCCTTGTCTGAACATAATATAAAATTTTGTTAGTAGCATCCCATTCAACTACTTTACCAACAGCACCAGTTGTTGCCTGATTAATTTCTTCATCAGCAGTAAATGTGCCTGGAGTTGGAGAGGTATTAATCTTAACAGCGTAAGTTCCTCTTAATGTAGTTGCAGAAGCAGCTGAACCAGCTGCGTTGTTAGGATTTTTAATTAAAGTAATCTTTCTAAAATCATTTGCGGCTGTAAAGTCACCTGTGTTTGAACTTTCTGTTCCTTCTAAAGAAGTATTTAACATTACAAAAAATCCACCTAATTCTTCTACAGAATTAAAACCGTGTCCACCTTTTGGTGAAATAATTACATCTAATTCAGCACCTGATCCTGCACCGCCAGCATTTGTAGCTGCAATAATATCAGCGTTTCTAATATAACCAGATGTATAACCTGTTCCAGCAGTTGTTACTGTAACAGCTGAAATGGCACCTGAAGTGAGTACAACTGAACATACACCACTTGAACCGTCTCCTCTTATAGGGACAGCAGTAATTGTTCCTGATGTTGCACCACCTGAAACTGTATAACTTGAACCTGCAGCTTTAATTTTTACTATATCTAAAGCACCATCAACAGCAGCTGCTGAAACAGTTGAATCTGTTCCAACTGCCATAAAGTCAGTTGATAAAAAGTTTGCTTGTTGTGCAGCTGATAAAGTGTACATATACTTCCATTTATAACTATCTGAAGTTGTTATAACTGAAGTTGAAGTACCTGTTGGCTCATCTGTTGAAGTAGCGTTACCTGCGTTGTCTAAACATTTATAAACATTTCTGTCTGAAGTTAGTACATAAAAAGTTGAGTCAAACAAAGTTGTTGCACCACTATTACCTGTTTGTTTTGTTGAAGTACTTCCTGTTATATACTCCTCATAATCGTGTCTGTATATATCGTATGTAGTTCCTGTTGTCCAATTTCTTCTTGGTATTACATAACTAACACCTGAACTTGTAATTTTCTTAGCGGCTAATAAATCATCATAGTTTTTAAATTCATTTAATACACTATCTCCTGGTGTAGTAGGTGTTGTTTCTGTACCTTCGTAATCTGTTCTACCGTCTGGTCTTGTTAAAGTACCAAATGGTTGTGCTCTACCTATTCCTAAGTAGTAAACTGTTGGGGTCGCCTCTGAAAATGATTCCTCAAATTGTTCAGCGTTGTTCATTCTAAATTTGTTTGTTATTATTGCTGGCATTTTTCTATTCCTTAATTATATTTATAATCATTTTTGTTTAATTTCCTGCACCAAATATTGTCTTTACCGTTGATCCACTTGAATCTACGATATCCAATTGTACAGCACTAGCCAATTCAGTTGAGCTGATGACTCCCGCTTGTATTGTTGCAGCTGCAGTTACATTTGCTGTTCCGTCAAAACTTCCTGAATTCCATACAACATCTCCTGTCATTGCAAGTGTACGACCTGTTGCTAATCCTGTTGCGTCTGTAGCTAATGTTGCTGTTGCGGCATTTCCTGTTGTTGATCCTGAACTACCTGATACGTTTCCAGTAACATTACCTGTTACTGTACCTTCTAAATTTGCAACTAATGTAGCTGCAGTAATTGAGAGATTTCCTGTATCTGAAGCAGTTGCAGTTGTAGTTCCCATAATGAACTTGTCTGCTGACTCGTCCCAGGCTACAATTGCATTATCTCCAGTAGAACCTCTTTCCATAATAATACCAGTATCATTTGCATTTGAACCAGCACCACTATTTAATTCTAATAAGTTATCATCTAAAGTAGTATTTGTAGAGTTGACAGTAGTTGTTGTTCCATTAACTGTTAAATCACCTGTAATCGTAAGATCACCAGCAGCAGATATATCACCTGCAAAAGCAGCATTTGCACCAGTAAAAGTTATTGCAGTTGTTGTTCCTGATTGAAGTAATAAGTTACCACCTGAAGATGTAAATAGAGCAAATTGAGCTCCGTCATATCTAAAAATAATATCTTTACCACCTGCGTCTAAAAAAATATCGCCAGTTGCGTCAAGCATAATATCAGCACCTGAATCTATTTCTGCAATTGTTGGTGTTGTTAAAGTCTTATTTGTAAGTGTTTCAGATCCTGTTAAACTAACGAAGCTATCACTTTGCAAAGCTGTATTAAATTCAGCTAATGAACCTGTGAAAGTATTAGTGCCTAAATCTAGTGATTTATTTGTTAATGTAGTTGTACTTGTTGCAGTAATATAACCACTCGTTAAAGTAGTGCCATCACCAATTGCTGTGTAGATTTCATTAAAATTATCGTTAACTAAATCGCCAGCCGCACGTAAAGTACTACCTGTTCCGTCGTTTGCTACTGATCCTATGTCTATTACTTGTTTTGTCATATCTCTCTCTTACTATTTATATATTATCCTGCATCCATTGAAACATTTGTGCTATCCATAGACGTAATAGTTTCATCCATAGAATTTTGATTTATTTCACCTACTTGTGCAGGTATTGTAAAATTGGTTTTAAGTTTTCTTCCATCCTCTGAAGAAGTCATCAAAAATATAGCATTTGAACCATCTAATGATGTTCTTGTGCCTTGTACTTTGATACCACTTAATACAGCAAACGTTATACCACTTTTACTAAAAGTATTGTTTGCAGTAATACCAAATGCAGTATTAATAAATTTATTTAATACACCAAATCTTGGCCCAGCATATGCAAAACCTTGTCTTACATTTATTGCATTACCAGACGCAGGTTGTATGTTTCTTCTAACTCTACTTACATAATCTATTCCTATTGCTGGCGATTTTAAAGTTAAATCTCTTGTTGTTCTATCAAATTGTGTAATTGTATCTGTATCAAAATCAGCAGAAACAACAGCATTAGCATTTGATCTTAAACTAGTACCGTCTGTTTCAGTTCCTAATCTACGACCAATAAGTTTTGAGTACATTCTTGTAATAACAGATTTTATTATTTCTGTTATACCAGAGTTCATTCCTGTTATTCTTTTAATCTGAGCATCCAATTGTGTTTCAATTGTAATCTCACCTTGAAAATAAAAACCAGCAGAGTGTAAAGTTTTAATATAACTATCTCTCCATTCATTAATTGATCTACCTACTTTTATAATATATGAATAATCTTGGTACTTTAAACTATCCTGTACTTTCATTGCGTTATCAGATAAAAAACCATCTTCATTAATGAAACTACCATCTGTAGTTACAACTGGTGATATGGATACTGTACCAGTTGCTTGTTCTAATCTTGTTGCAGAAATTGTTCCACCACCACTACCAGTTATTGTTTCTCCTTGTGTAAAGGCGCCACTTGCGTTTTTAAGTTTTAAAATATTTAAATCTGTGTCTATTGATACTACTGTTGCAGTTTTGCTACTTGTTCCACCTGTAACTGTTTCTAAAGCTGTAAATCCTCCTGAAAGGGCTGTATATAAAATATACGTTGGTAAAACAATTGTTGGTGCTGGACTTTGTTGATAATTATATCCAGACTCAATTACATTTATTGTTAATGCACGACCAATTTCTGAACCATATGCTAAAAGTTTTGCACCTGTTCCTCCTGATGAGGTAACTGTTAAAGCTGGTAAAGAGGTATAACCATTACCAATATCTATCATTCTAATATCTGTTATATCAGCATTACCTGTACCACTTTCTTGTACAACCTTATCGCCAAAATATTGATCTTCTTTACCTGTTTCATCTTCTAAAACTAGTTGACCAGTACCTGTACCACTTTCAAGTGTAACACCACCACTTACAACTGAAACTTTTGCAGCTGCATTACCTGATCCAAAATTTACAACATCACCTACAGCATAACCACTACCACCACTATTTACAATTACTTCGTCTATTGAACCTGGACCTATTGTTCCTACTTTTAAAGTTCCACCTGTACCACCACCACTCAAAGTTATATTATCATCTTCACTATATAATGTACCATCAGTTGAAATTGTTTTATTATTAATGATAGAAGAAACAGACAATGAAACTAAAACGTCTAAATCTGTATTATCTATACCTGTTATAGTTTGGTCAGCTATAAATGTACCAGTAACAGATTCATCTCCTAATACTAATTCTGTAACTGTAGTGCCACCAATAATAAACTTATATACATCTTCAACAATAGCAGTAGCTTCATTTACACCTGTATCGGACGGATCATTTGCTTGAGTAATTGTCTGACCAACAAGATTGGAAGCGTCTGAAGTTCCTAATTCTAAACAACGTAATATTTTTCTTGTATCCCATTTACCATCAGAAGCTCTCCAAATACTATCTTTGGGATATCTTATTTCTGCTGTTTCATTGAATAATAATTTAAAAAATATTTCACTTGCACGTTTTGTACCTTTTGATTGATATAGTGTTTTAACATTTTTAATTAATTGTTCTTTTTCAATACTAGAATGTAAAGTATCTGGTATAGAAGTTAAAAAAGAATTTCTAAATTTAGTTAAGAAAGCTGAAATAGTTTTATCTACATCAGCATAATCTAAAAGTTGTTGTATGTTTTGTACTGGATTGGCTCTATATTTTCCTATAGTTGCCTGAGCGCTTGAAGCTGCTCCTGTAATTAATTCACCTTCTATAAATTTGTTTTGATGTGTAACGAATAAACGAGCACCACTATCAACATCTTCTACTAAAACTATAGCAGTTGCACCAGATGTAGCACCAGTAATTGTTTCACCATTTATAAAATCACCATAACTTGTATCTTCTAAAAGTATTCTATCACCATTGTCATCATATTTTACATTTGAACCATCTAATAATATTGTACTACCTGTAGAACCTTCTAATATTAAATGGTCAGGATCACCAATATTAGTTAATGTAATTTCTGCTGATTCTAATAGTTGATAATATGCTTTTACAAAATCTAAAAATAATGGGTGATCTTCAAGTACAAAATCAGGTACTTGTGAAGTTAAAAGGTTTGATAATTTCTCTTTAAAGTTGGCCATCTCATTAGTAACTACTTGTTGTGGTATATCCTATACCAGCGTTTGCTGAGCCTCCTACTAGAGCATCAGCCTCAACTGTGACTGTACTATTTGCTATATCCATTTCTAATATTTGATTTCGGATAGGTACTATATCATTTGATTGTGGTTTTACTGTAATCTCTATAACTGTTGAAGCCACACCTCTAACATTTTCTATATTAGAAACATTTAAAGAATTTACCTCAACTAGTCCTGTTGAATAATTAATTGAACCTTGTGTACTAGTACCATATGCTCTAACAGAGCCGTCTTGTCTATATCTTCTTATATTACCTTCACCATCATCATCCAAATACCAAATGTTTGTAGTATCGCCTTCTATTTTAAATCCTGTTGAACTTACTATACCACCTGCTGTTGCATTATGTCCTGAATGTGGATTGTATAATGAGTTTGCAAAGTTAATTGTATATTTTGTAGAAGTTCCAATTGTTGGTAAAAAAGATTTTCTTAATTGAACTGTTGTGATATTTGATAAAATACTTTCGTCTGTATCGTCTATTAAACTGGAAAGTTTTGAGTATCTAAAAATTGTATCAAAAGATTGTAAAGTATTTGTATTATAATCTGTTAATGTTGTAACAACATTTGATTTTAAAGTGTCAGCAGTTTTTGGTGTACTTGTTTCATCAAACTTAACTGTTGATGTTAATAATATATTTGTAGTTTCAGAATCAATAATTACTGGAGTAACTGAAGCAACTGAATATTTTTTTAAATCTTTTACAATTCTTTCTTTTGTTGCGTCTGTTAAATTTGAACCACTTGTTGGTAAAATAGAAATATAAACTCTACCATAAAATGGTGTTTCAGCGTCTTCACCACCCCAAGCACTAACTGATTGTGTGTTAGCATAAAGTTGTTTTACTTTTGATTTATAATCTTCTACTGTTACTGCTCTATCCTGTGACGCATAGAAATTAGGAGCATTAAATTTAATACTTTGTAAACTTTCTGGATCAGCACCACCTTGAGCATTTGAATTAATAGTTGTAGTTACATCTGTAAAACCAGAAATAGAACCTGATAAATTAAATGTTGAAGCAGCATTAGCTTCTGTTTTGTTTGTTACAATATAACTTATATTAATAATGTTACCATCATTTAATTTTTTACCTATAACACCATCACCAAAATATATTTCATATTGGCCATCTTCAGCTTCTTGTAAAAAATAAACTTTACTTGTACTATCTAATTCTGTAATTGAACTTGCTTGTGTATATGTACTTTGTGTAACGTCTGAAATACTATTTTGTATCACAACCTTTATTGTAGTTGTATCTGCTCTATCACTTGGTATTAAAAATCTTTGGTCTATATCGTTTACTTCAACTGTATAATTGTAAGTTACATAGGTACCTTCATAAACATTTAAACTTTGGCAAGTATAAACGCCATCAATTGGTTGTACAACTTTGTCTGATATGGAAACAAACGTGTATGTAAGACCATCTATTGATGATGTCCATTTTGTACCTGCAGGAATTGTAATTGAAGAACCTGTACCATCATTGATTACTAATTTTAAATCAGCGACTGGTGCTCTGGATGAGTTTGGTGTATAACCAACTAATTTAGCTAATGACGCAACACTACTTCTTAATTGTGCTGTGTCCATAAACATTTCGTTTGCTACGAAATTTGCATTGTAAGCTAAATAATGAGTGTTGTAAGAAAGTAAGTCTAATAGAACTGCTATTGAACTTCCTTCAAAATCGTAATCTTTAAATTCGTTTTGGTTTGATAGAAATCTTTTTAGTGAACCTTTTATATTTTCAAAATCTAATTCCGATATCTCTAGTCTGTGTTGTGCCATTTTATCTTACTCTTTGTAAAAACGTTGATACTGTGATTGGTTGTTCAACACCATTAACCATAAAAGAAACCATAATGTTTAAACCATTATTTTCTTCATCATCCTGAACAACAACATCTTCAACTGAAACTCTTGGCTCATATTTTTCAATTGCCATAGATATTCTATCTTTAATTAGTACCAATAAAGGTTCAGTTATATTTTCAAATAAAAATCCTCTTAAATTACAACCGAAATCTGAATTAAAAGGTCTTTCATATTTGTTTGTTAAAATAATATTTTTAACAGCTCTCTTAATTGCTTGTACATCAAATAATCTTGCAACATCCTTTGTAGCAGGATTTTTAGTAAAACTTAAATTCAAATCGCTATAGATACGATTTGATCTTTTACTTTTATTTGTTGTAGTTGCGTCATAGTTTGAGAAAGCCATACCTATATTTATAAGATATTACTTACCATTTGCTAATACATTTAAAGAACCTGAAATCATTGCACCTAGGTCAGCACTATCACCTATACGTCCCCAATTTATACCGCCTATCTTAACATTTGGTGATCCTGCATTTAAAAACATAATGTGTGCTGGGCAAGCAGGTAATGGTGGGGCAGTATGTGATATAGTAGGAGTGCCTACAACAGCACCAGGAATACCATTTGCTTTTACTGTTCTTATTAAAGATATTGCTAATTTAGTAATTGCAGTACAAGCGTGTCCTGTTGTAAGACTATCTCCCTCTCTTACAGCCATTATGTTACCTCCCTTGTGCGTTGTATGGTTTATATGATCTTTTTTTACTCTTATTCATACTTGACTTTTTGACGGATCTTTTTCTTTGTGATTGTGATGTTCTTTTATATGTTCCTACGTGTGCTACGTAAGATTTAGCTAATCTCATTTATCTAGTCTAATTTTTTCTTTCTTCCTATAGGCATTTTAACCCAACTTTTTATTTCTTTCCCTTTTTTAGTAATCCATTCACAAAATAAACCTTGATTTTTCTTTAAATCAATTTTTCTTTGTATAGATTTAACTGCTTTTTTAAAGGAAAGAGATTCAATTATTTCGTTAAAATCTTTTCCATCCGTAAATTTAAACTTTCTCATTTTTGGCATAATTACCTCATTTTGGTTCGTTTCTACTATTTATATGATAGAAATGACGGCTTTTTGTTGAAAAAACAAGGGAAATCAAGGAAAAGAACAAAATAAGAACATCTTTTGCCAAAAATACCAAAAAATCGCAGAAAATAAGGGAAAAAAACGGACTTTTTCACCATTTTTTGCTTGTTTTCCGTTGAAAAATAGTGTATTATATACTTATAATAATGAGAGAAAACAGAAGGAAAAACACTATGAATTTTATATTTTCATTAACTACGATATTCGCTGCTATTATGGCAGTTGGATTTATTGAGGATTGTGGAGGACATTGTCTAGGAAATGACAATTGGGCAATGTTTTTTGTAATGTTCGGAATTATGATAGTTTCGGCATTTTTATCAATCTATACTATGGGAGAAAACAAGTAATGTTGGAAACCCTACTAGTTAAATCCGAATATCCTGCACATTTAGAAAAGAACTATTATATTTCTGAATTGCATATGGGAGACGCTGATTTAGACTTTAAACTTATGGATCATACTGATTATGCTGGTCCTTATACGACTTTAGAAAAAGCACGTAAAATGTATAAAAGATTAATCACTAACAACACAATGTTTCAACATTGGAACTTTACAATTAGAGGACCAGTACACGAAACGGAAAGAGTATCAGGAGACGGAACATATGAGTCTATTTGGTATTCTAATAATGAAAGAATATAATGATTACTACTGACCAAATGATTGCTCAAGCACTTGCAAATATGCAAAGATTGAACGACCAAATAGAATTAAATTTAAACATATTATCAAATTTGGATCGTATGCATTCTGAATCACACGGTGGTTCAATGAATTTACACGACCAAGTTTCACATATCCAAAACGGATATGATACTTTAAACAACGGTTTACGCTCTGCTCGTGGTGTTCACGGATATGACGAAATTGTTAACCAAGACCCAGCGAGGATATCATAATGAAAATAGAAAAATCACAAATCATCAAATCGTTGATGAATATACAAAAAAATCCACATACTAATAATATAATCAATTCTCAAATTGATGTAGTTATTAATAAATTAATACAAACCGATTCTATTGAGTGTGTATTCTCTAAAGAATCATATTTAAGAAGTAATTTAGAAAACAAAACTGTATTGTCACCTACTAATGACTTTGCATTTTATCACTTTGTAAAGGAGACTGCATAATGAGTACTTTAAAATTAAACAATAACACTTTTATGAAAAATGGTGTTGTTTTCAATATTCCAAACGAACAACCTTTCCCAAATTTTATAAAGGGAATTTCTCTTAAAAATATGAGTAATAACTTTGACGCTTTTTTAAGAACTTATAGAAGTCCCGACAATGAAGAATCAATTGCAAAAAATATACCTATGTATCTATTAGGGTTGTATTATGCCTTTGGTAAATTGAACGGTAGTTGGAGAATTAAATATAGGGGTCCTAGTATCCCAGGTATCTACAATAGAGACCAATCACATTGTATAAAACAACACGCTACATCATTTGCAATTTATAAAAGATAATATATGAGAATAATTTGGACGATAATTAAAATAAATCTACTTTTGGGACTTATAACAATAGGTTTATTCCTATGTTATGTACCGAGAGCGAATGCGTTTGATTGTAATACAGAAAAACAATATTCCATGCTCTGGTATTATAATGAGTGTGGTGGTGATAAAGAAGAACCTAAAGTTAAAACAATTGATGATAGAAATACTCCTACGAAAGGTTATCCTTATAATTCAGGTGAGATTCCACAGGATGCAACTCCAGATAATAAAATCTTAAAACATTATTTAAAAAAATATATTAGTTATGGTAATCCTAATGAGATGAATCGTGTTTTCTTTAAAATAAAAAAGAAAAAGAATAAAATAAAAGAATTTAAGTTTAATCTTAAAACGGACGATTTTGTAATTGAACAATTAAATGAAACAGCACTATTAAGTTATTTAATGTATGTTAATGGTGCGGTTGTGATAGATGAAATTACTCCTAAAGATAGATTTGGTAAAATTTTTAAAAATAAAACTAGATACGTTTCCAACTCGGTTGGTAAATCTATATTCTCATACATAACAGGCCACGCTGTTTGTAGAGGATACGTTGATGGTATACATCAACCATTAAATTGGGATATTTTAGAAAATACATTATACGAAGGACAACCATTAATCAATCTTTTAAATATGGCTGCTGGTGACCAAAAGTATTTTGATAATACAAGTTTTAGAAACTCAAAAAGATGGGTTAACGGTCACTCCGTTCAAAGTCTATTAAGTAAAGAATTAAAAAACTCAACGGCGTCAGAAAATAAAAAATATTGGTATTCAAATATGAATACAAACATAATTGCTAGTTATATATTATATAAAATGGGTGATAAAGAATTTAAAAAAATGTTAAATGAAATTTTTGTTGATAAAGTGGGAATTGAATATGATATGGTATTTTATAAACAACGTGGTGCAAAAAGAAAACAACCCACAGTAACTTATGGAATGCACATAACAAGATATGATTATTTAAGAATTGCTGTTGCAATGTTAAATGATTGGAATAATAATACTTGCGAAGGACAATATTTAAAATCTTTATATGAAAATAAAATAGATAAAGGTTTTAGAGTAAACGATACTACAAAGGGTATGTCTAATTCAAACTCGTATGCTGGACAATTTTATGTAGGTATGTCTGGTAAAAGAAATAAACCTATATTAATTATGGACGGCTTCGGTGGTCAAAACATTGTTATTGATTTTGAAAATAATAAGATCACTTCGGTACTGGCCATTCATAGAAACTATAACTGGATGAAATTAGTCCACAACAAATTTTAATAATGATAGAAATATTTGACATATTCTGGAATTCACCAATAGAGTTGAGAGTAATTGTATTAGGTGCTATATTCTGTTCTTTTTTCTTTTTAACTAAACGTTAATCAATTAAGATATCGGCCAATTAGGGCTCACTAGCAATGTTAGTGCTATAAACATTAATATCAAAATACCTGTAAAGTAGTAATTCATAAATCTACCTCGTTTTTAATAAGTGTTTAAGTTTTTCATACCAATAGATACCACTATCTCTTAATGATTCATTGGTGCTTCGTAATCTTTCTAATCTTTTCACTAAAGACTTTAATTGTCTTTTATCTAATTTCTTCTTATGTTCAACTAACTTCTCCAATTGCCCTATAACGTTATCAATATTAATACACGTCAAGCCAGGCACTTTTGGAGCTTTCCTCTTTAAGGAAGACATAGTAATCTTTTTAGGCTTTACTGCCATATATAAGTCCTTCGTTTGATTTCTAGCAATGTTCGGGATTTAAATATAAGATTATATACTCACTTATATTTATAATAAATAATTAAAAGGAGACAAAATGAATAATACAAATAATGAAATAATTAATGCAATTGATGTGGCGAAAAGAGCACAGCGAAACTATGACTTGACTAAATCCATACCACAAAAGGATTTAGAAACTCTAATTTATGTTGCTTCAAATTCTCCATCAAAACAAAATGAAACACATTTTAATTTAAGAGTATATACTGATCCTGTTGTCATAAAAGAAATTTATGATAGATCAAAAAATTTTACTTTTCAAACAAACAAAGAAACAGATAAAATTTTTACTGATAAGGCGAAGGACAACCTTCACAAGTCAGATAAAAGATATGCTGTTGAAAATTCACAAATACGTGCTAGCGCTGTTTTTGTGTTTTGTGATGACCAGAAAAATTTAAGAGGTGGTACACATATAATAGCTGCTAGATCAGACAAAGCTTCGCCAATAGCAAAAGAAACTTTGTTTGAACAAAAAGCAATGTCAATAGGGATATCGTCTGGCCAATTAACTATGTCAGCAGCCTTACTTGGTTACAAAACAGGTTTCTGTAGTGCCTTTGAGAAAGGTGCTAATAATCCAGACTCTATAGAAAATCTATTGAGTTGTTTAACAGAGCCTAGATTACTTGTGGGTGTTGGTTACCCAAATGAAAATTTGGAACGTAAAGTACATCCGTATGTATATAATAGAGATATAAAAGTCAAGGAAGCTAAAAAAGGACTACCAGATGAAAACTGGGTTTTTCCATCAATGATAGATGAAGATATAATAAAGAAGTATTGGTATAACTTTGAAAAAATTGATGTATGGGTAAATGACGAAAGATATGAACAAGATTGGGAAGTATTCAAAAAGAAAATGGCCAATGGTTCAGGAAATGGCAAGGCTTGACAATAGTAAGATTAAGTGATATAATTATACTATGGACGAAAAAGACATAAAGATAAAACCTAGATGTTTGACTTTTCCAATGGAGAATGAATATCATACACCAGCTGCATATACAGCAGATGGTTTTATGTTGCCTTGTTGCTGGTTAGATCAGCCTGAAGTGGATGATGATGTAGAAAAAGTATGGCACTTAAAAGATAATCATCTTGCAGTAAAGAACGTTAACAAGTTAGAAGAAATATATGGTTCTAAAGAATGGGAAGCATTTTTTGATACTATAATAAATAGACCTAGTAAGGCTATGAATTATTGTCAATATAAATGTGGTAATGTGAAATGGAAGCAAAAGATATAAAAATCAAACCTAGATGTTTGACTTATCAACCTAAAAGTTATCATAAACCAGCTGCATATACAGCAGACGGTTTTATGTTACCTTGTTGTTGGTTAGATGACCCTAAAAACGACCACGGTGTAGAAGAAGTATTCCATTTGAAAGATGAACACCTTGCTTTAAAAAATGTAGAGAAGTTAGAAGACATATATGGTTCTAAAGAATGGGAAAACTTCTTTGACGCTCTAATAAATAATCCTAGTTGTGCTTTGAAACAATGCCAATATAAATGTGGCAATAGAGAAAAAGATACTTATAAAAAATGATACAAGAAAAACTAACAGACTTCTATATAAGAAATCAAAAACTTTCATCACCGAATATGGATTTATCGCATAGATGTATATTGCGTTGTCCACAATGTCTCCGTCAAAAAGTAGAAGGCCTTCCAAGAATAAAAAGATCATTTGATATAGGTAAAAACGAGTTTAGAAAAATATTGAACTATTACGAAAATCAAATAACCTTTTGTGGCCAAATATCAGACCCAATATATCATCCTGATTTTCTAGCATTTTTAGAAATGATGGACGGTTTAGGTAAAGGGTTGAGAATTGCAACCAATGGTACAAATACAAAAGACGGTAGTATGGATATGAAGTGGTGGGAAAAAGCATACAGTTATGGATTAGGAGAAAATTCTTGGTACTTTGGTGTAGATGGCTTAGATGTTAAAAGCGAAATCTATCGTATTGGTTCAAACTTTAAACAAGTATGGGAATCAATGCAACTAGGTGTACAAATGGGACACGCTATTGTATGGCAATATATTATATTCGGTTACAACGAACACGAAATAGAACAAGCAAAAGAAATTGCACAAAAGGAAGGTATGACCTTATTACTGGTTAAAACAAATAGAGGTTTTGATCCAAAGTCCAGAACATTAAGAAAAAATGTACAAAAGCAATATGAGAACTTTCCTAAACCTAGTGAAAAAAATATAGTTAAAAAAATAAAAAATGAGGAATACTTTAATGTAACGCCAGAACTAGAGCGTTGGAGAAAAGTAAGACAAGGAGTATTTAAATAATATGCACATAACATATGGTAATCAAACAGTAGAGTTTTATACAAAAATAAAATCATTGGTAGAAAAATCACCTTACAAAGAAAATTGTTTAAAAGATATAGACTTTGATGAAAAGTTTATACCTAAAAGGGTTGTTGTATCATTATCAGGTGGTTGTGATTCAGCGGCTGCAACTTATCTAACATTAAAACACTTTCCACAAATAGAAATATATCCGTATTGTTGTAATGATGTAAACGCACCGAAAGACGCTGTAGCAGCTACAGCAATAGTAGAATATCTCCAAATGAGATTTCCAGATGGTAAGTTAAATGATATTACCATAGGTGATTTTAATGATAGAGAGGTTGGTGGTTACTGGCCTAAAGCAAAAGAACTTATAGCTTCAGATGACGCATACAGCACAATGTCTGTAGTACAGGTAGCAAAGGTAATGCAACTGGATAAATTAATACCAAACTTTATGAAAACAATTGACCGACCTATTAGACTTGACGGTATGAGTAAGAACCCACCGAAGGCTGTTCGTATGGCATTTGGTGACGCTGTGAAAGCTAGATTTCCATCAAACAATTATACAGCAACAGATATTGATAGAGTACAAGGAGAAGCAAGACGTGATGTAAATGACAAACCAGAATTAAGATATAATGTATATCAACCTTGGTTAAATGTTAATAAGAAATTTGTTGCTGGTGTCTTTAGAGAAGAAGGTCTAATGAAAGACTTATTTCCTATAACTCGGTCTTGTGTAGGTTCTGCTAGACAAACAAGAGATTTTAATGCTTGGTGTTGGCAATGTTTCTGGTGTTATGAAAAAGCGTGGGCGTTTAATTTACCACGTACCCATAATGCTTAAATTCAGTATCTACTACTTTATCTAATTTTTCTTTAATTTTTTCTAACTCACTTTTCTTAAAGTAGGTTTCATACTTAATATCAAAAGGAATTATTTGTTCTTCCATAGCAAAAGTGTTTATACCACCTGCCTTTGTAAAACGTCTTTCTTCTGGTACATACCATTCTGAAAGCTTCTCATCATCTAAATCCTCTAACCACCAACTACGTACATTTAAATGATTGTATTTACCTTTGACATAATAGGTAATAATTTCTTCCTCAAAATAACGCAACTCACGTAAAAAATTTTGCCACAGCTTTTCTCTATGCACAAACTTTGGTGATATTTGTTGTATTGTTGATTTTACGATTTCATTGTTTTGACTACCTCGTATGTTATGCCAAGGGTGGACATCATCCAAGGTTTCATAATCCCTTGCTGAAAAACTCTCGGTACCTTTTAGAAAAGCAGTCTTTATAGAATGATGAAACAACCAACTGATATAGGTCTTCCATAAATTCTTTCTACGTAATAAGCATATTTGATAACCATCATAAAATTCTTTAAACCAATCAAACAAGGTTTCATACTTTGGCCTTGCTGGTATGTTTATGTTATTAGATAAATGGTCAGAATGAAATACGGTGAAGATATCCATCTTGCTTTTATTACGTATAAATTCAAACAACTCTATCACATCGGTGGTTCTAGTAACAAAGTCAGGTGAAAATAATTCACTACCACCAGGGAATGTTACCCCACGTCCTTTGTATGTTTCTCTTAAAAAGGAACCTACGTAATGAGAACCACTACGTGGCATAGATATCAATACAGGTGTGGTTGTCTTATGAATCATATTATTATATGTCCATGGTAATATCCCATACCCACAGCAATCAATATCATTAATAACCAAAAGATAATAAACAGTTTTAACATATTACTATTTATTGAAAAAGGCCGCACAGTTACACTTTAAATAGACTCGAAGATATGCGAAAATTTTTTAGGAGTAATTACCTCCATCTCCTATATCTTCCCTTAAACTAAACGATTCACCACAGCCACATCCTGATTTGCTTTGAGGATTAGTTATCGTAAACTCCGACTTAAACGTATCCGTTGTCCAATCTAACGAAGTCCCTAGTAAATACATTTCTAATTCCATTGAAACAATAAGTACATCTTCCAATAAACAATCTGTATCTTCCCTTATATCTGTAGTAGACCATTTGTATTCGTAGCCTGCACAACCACCACCCTTAATATCTAATCTCACATAACGAGTATTTGCTTTACTTGCTATGTTAGTTAATTGCGTGATTGCGTTTTGCGTAAGTGTAATCATACCTTCCTTATATGTAATAATGCTAGCTCTAGCACTTCTCTGGAGGGACTAACATCACTATGTATAATATTAGCCATCCTCAGAATTCCTTTGTAATCATTGCAGTTGGGTTATCCCTGCATTCCTCAACCGCGCCCTCTATGTTGGGACTTTCTATATTAGTTATATCACAATTAAACTTTACATTAGCACAACTTAATAGTAATAAAATTAATACGAAAAAAAATCCTATATGTAGGACCATAAAAGCCTGCTTCGTTATATTCATATGTTACTTACTACTTTTATAGATTAACAAAGCCAGCCAGTCCTAATAGTGCTCCTGTGACACGTCCTAGTTATGGTCAATTGGTGAGCCATACGTGTGGTACTCCCCAGCAGCTGTACGTGTAGAGGTGCTGTGTGAATGTTCTTTAATCTGGCCTGCTTGTATGTCCAGTACACCCCCTACCGATAGGTTGAAATTGTTATTAGCAAACAAATTCATATTACCATCCAAAGCGGCTATGTTCACATTCCCTTTATCTACCTGTATGTTTACATTAGCATTAGGCCCTATCTGTATATCGTAATTGTTATCGGCCGCACCATCAGCATTGATAATGACCTTATGGCGGCCACCTATTGTAATGTCGGAGGTGCCCTTAATGTAGACCTTATTGTCCTTTTCAGTTATATTGTATGTTGAATCTTTGTTGACTTCGGCCTTGGTACCTGCGGCCGTGATTTCTGTTTCTGTCCCACTATGGTGATATAAAAGGATTCTCTCCTTATTGGGCGTATCGTCAAATTCTAATAGGTGGCCGCTTTCTGATTCGAATACGTGGTTGTATGGGTACTCGGCCGCATACGTATTAGCAGGTAAGGACCATACGTCTCCTTCTGATAGGGGCGTATTCACTGGCGGAGCTTGTATTGGGATAATATTACCTGTTGGTATGTTTGTATATGAGGCCGCTCTGAAAGTCTTTCTGGCCTCCAATGTGATGTGTTGGTATGAGGCCTCCTCTGTGTCTGCGTCATTCCGCGCTAATCTATTTACGTCTGACTCCTCAGCGTATCTCGGATAAATCCCATTGGGGT